CGCTGGGGTCGTAGTCAAACGCCAGGGACGAGACGCAAAACAGACGGTCCGTCGAGGGCATGATGGTCCGCGTGGGGTGGTGCAGAAACCCGTTTTTGAAGGCCACGATCTCGTGGGCCGGAAAGTCGCCGGGCCTGGGGTCAATCCAAACCTGGGGCTCGGGCAGGTCGGCGTAGCAGACCGCGCGCAGGGCGTGGGCCACATCGTTGACCGTGGAGGTCTTGGGGTTGAAGGCCACCGTCTCGCTGTCGCCCGTCTTGGGGTTGACCTTGAGGGTCAGGCACCCGGCCATGAAGTGGTACAGGCGTTGATCGATGTAGACCCGGTCCCTGACCACGTAGCGAGTGGCGTCCCAGCTGTAGAACTCGCCGCGCCAGTGCAGGATGCGCCCAGCCTCGGGCAGGGTGTCGTGAAACAGGGTGGCGGTTTTCATCGGTGAGGATGAAAAGATCATCGGCTGATCGTGGCTGTCCGGGGGAATGTCGTCCGGGCCGTCGTCGGGCGGGGGTGGGTGGCCAGCGCCGCCAGAGGAGTACTCCGGGGGGTGGGCAAAAGGGTGGGCAGATTCTGCAAACCGTTCTGCAGATTCTGCGGAATGGTTCTGCAAAGGAACATCATCCCAAGGCGCACCTTCGGGCCCGTCGTCACCAGGTGGCGGGGTCTCGGGCTCATCTGGTGAGCCTGCCTTCATGATGCCGTCCTCGACTGCGGCCAAGCCCTCGGCCAGGTGCAGGTCGTTGAAGTCGGTACCGGTGCCCCGGTCCACAGACCACAGGGGGATGGCCACCAGGGCGTTGATCTCGCGGGCAGCCTTGCGGGCGTCGGTGATGCCGGGATTGCCCTTGGTCTGGAAGTCGTCGTCGGCCGCGATCACGATCCGGGCGTCGGGTAAGGCCGCGCGGATTTTGCGGGCGACCGGCGCCAGGTTGCCAGAGTTGAAAGCGACCACCACGCAGTGCCCAGTGGCCATGCGGATGGAGCAGCAGGTGGCCCAGCCCTCGGCAATGATGACTGTGCCCTGCTTGTCGGGCTTGCCCAGGACGGTGTAGGCGCCGCCGGACGGGGTGCCTTTCAAGAACAGCTTTGTGCCGTCGGACTTGATGCGCTGCAGGCCGACCAGGGCGCCGGGGCCATGGCGCATGGGGATGAGCAGCTCGTCGGCCAGCTGGCGGGCGCCCTCGGGCTCGATCAGCTTGCGTTGGGCGTAGGGGTGAACGGTTGGGGTGCTGGCCCGGGCCCACATCTCGGCGGCGCGTTGGGCGGCCAGCTCGCGCTCGATGCGCGCTGCGGTTTCCTCTTCGGCCATGCGGGCCTCGCGCTCAGCGATGCGGCGGGCGCGTTCTTCGGGGTCGACCGGCTTGCGGTCCTGGGCGGTGGATTTGTAGCCGCCCTCTTTGGCTAGGGCGATCAGGGTGCCGATCGTGGCGCGGTTGGTGCCGCCGCCGGGCTTGCACGATTTCCAGACGTCGCGCGCGTCGCGGGGGTTGTAGTTCGAGCCCTGCTGGCTCCAGGCGTCCCAGGCATCGAAGGCTGGCTCGCCGAATTCTTCTTTGAGGATGAAGGCCATCTTCACCCAGGTTTCGCGGTCATCGACACCGCGAACGAATGAGAGCATTCTCTCTGCTGTCTCAAGGGAAATGGGATCCCTTTGCCCTGTTGGTTTTTTTGTTGTCATACCTGGCGTCTGTTGGCTGGCGACTGAAAAAGGTGGGGGCGACCCGCGCCAGGGTTGGGCCACCTCGGATAGCTAATCCGAGGCTTTGCCCCCACGAACAGTATAAGGGTGTGTGCCGCGAAAAATGCAACAGTGAGGGAAATAAATGTACGGAAAACCCGCACAGCCGTGGTAGCATGCTGCTCGTGGCCCAGCTGCTGATTGTTCAGTAATCATCCGTTGGGTCGCCGCCCTGGACACGCGGGCGTGAAAACGAAGTGGGGCCGGGTGGAAGCCCTGGAAATGGAGCCGCAATCCATGAACTGCGGTGGCGGGCGCAGAAAATCAGAGGCGCTGACACCCTGGAAAGACGGGGACATATTCAGAGCACGAGCGAAACATCGAGCGCGTCGAAGTGAAAGCAAGCCCGCAGGCGCCCACGGCGGGGATTCGTAGAAATACGCGATGTGACACCCCGGAGAGACGGGGCCTTCACCCCGCCAGCACCCGCCTGGCATCCTCCACAGACCGCACGATCCCAGCCAGGGCGCCGCGCTTCTTCATGGCCGCGATGAAGGCCAGCTGCTCCTTGGTGACGCGGCCGGTGGCGGTCTTGACCTCCATGTAAAAAGCCCGGCAGTCGGCCAGGCGATGGCCAAACAGGTCCGAAAAACCGACCGGAAGTCCCGAGCGCACCGGCCGCCCGTCTTTGGTGAAGAACAGGCCCACGTTGGCCCGGGCCACGAAGTGCCCGTCCTCCGAAAGCGCGACCATGATCTGGCGCATCAAATCGGATTCGGACAACGCTGGGGGTGGAGATTCCAGCCGAAATTTACCCCCAGTCATCGCCTGCCGTGCTCCCACACACGCCGCACCAAGGCCTCGAGCTCCAGGCAGGCCTTCTCGCCGCGCACCTGCAGGATCCCGCGCTTCGTGATTTTTCCCGCTTCCTCGCGGCCGCGCAGGTACTCGCGCCGGGCGACTTTGTCGGGGATGGCCAGGATGTGCCGGGCCTCGCACTCAGCGCGCCAAGCCTCGCACCAGGTGCACACGGTGGTGCCGTCGATCAGCTTGACGACCTGGTCGGTTTCCAGGCGGTTGCATCCGGCGCAGGTCACAAACACCGCCTTTGATTCTGACGTTGCGTTATAGCGTCTGCCCATCGGCAATTGCCAGGTTCGTAATTCCCATTCACATCAATCCGATCAAGGCTGTGTTTTCTGGATGGTTTGCGGCCCATGTCTTCAATGAATGCCTGATACGAATTCCATCGATCGCAAACCTTGATGCCACGGCCTCCGTAATGCTTGTAGTGTTTGTTTTTGGGGTCGTTGCAGCGTTGCCGCATTTGACGCCAAGCGTTGTATTCAACCGATCTTGTGGCGTGCACAGATTCGCCGTGTTTTGCGTGCTTTGCAAAATCCCTGTCGCATGGACATGTTTGCTTTCGAATGCCGCCACGGTCATACCGGCTTTTGAATATTTGGCCGTGTGTGCAACGCAACGTCAGCTCGCGACCGTTGCGCTCAAGAACTGTGTGCCCATCGACAACCGCTCCGGGATAAACACCTCGGCATCCGCAGCTTTTTGTCGATCCAACAAGAAGCGGTTTTTTCATGACCATCTTGGTTGTTCCGCAGTCGCACCGGCAAAGAAGCCGATACCCGTCCGATTTGGGGGTCACGATGCCGTCGACGACGGTCCAAAATCCAAAGCGTTGATTCTCATTCATGCGGTCAATTATAACCCCCTTGCTCGCTTTTCAGCTCGGGCGCGAAGAACATATTTTCCCCACAGCTCTGGCCTTTTCATACCTCTTGCGCGGCCAATTTTTATGAGGTCCTCCAGCGTCTGCGACCTGCCCTGCTCCATCTTGCGGGCCTTGATTGCCTGGGCCTTGGCGGCGTCGGTGATCTCCTGCAGCTCCCCGTCCACCTCCTCGATCTCGCGCCCGACCGGCTCGAAGTGGTGGCCACAGGCGCAGTCGGTGACGATGCTGGGCACGGTGGCAAAGCAGACCGGGCATGTTTTGACTGGCACTTCGGACTTCTTGGCGCCCTTGCGCTTTTCTACGGCGGCCAGGGTCCACTCGCGTTTGTCGGTGGGCAGCCCGTGGCGCTTCACGTTGCCAGCATGGTCGAGGATGATGCAGTCCTCCTTGCCTGGGTGCGTGCGCAAACCACGGCCGACGGACTGCAAGTACTTGACGACCGACTGCGTGGGCGCGAGCTGGATGATGCAGCCAATCGACGGAGCGTCCACACCGGCCACCCACAGCGCGCAGTTGCAGACCACATCGAGGCTGCCATCGCGCAGGCCCTGCAGGGCGGCGTCGCGCTCGACGGTGTCCGAGTCGCCGCTGATGGCCACAGCCCGGTACCCGGCTTGGCGAAACTGCTCGGCCACGTTGGTGGCGTGCTCGACGGTCACGCAAAACGCCACGGCCGGGCGCCCATGCGCCAGCTTGCGGTAGTGGGTGACAGCCGACCCGGTGATGACGGGCTTGTCCATCGCGGCGGCCAGCTCGCCCTGATTGAAGTCGCCTGCAACGGTGTGCACACCGGACAGGTCCGGCTCGCTGGGGGCGTAGTAGCGGATGGCGGCCAGCAGCTTCTCGTCGATCAGCTCTTGGGTACCGCAGGTGAGGATCAGAATGTCGGCCACCTCACCCATGCCACGGCCGTCCAGGCGGCAAGGCGTGCCGGTCAGGTGCAGGAGGTGGGTGCCCCCGGGCCGCTTGAACTTCGGGCCTGCGCCAGCCCACTCGAAGATGGTCTGGTAGGTGTTGGCCACTGCCAGGTGCGCCTCGTCCACAATGATCAGGTCCGGCGGCTCGAACTGGTCCAGGCGGCGCACCAGCGTCTGCACCATGGCAACCTGCACCGGATGGTGTCTGTTGCCGTCGCGGCCAGCGGCAATCCATCCGTGGTCAATGCCCGCATCGGTCAAGCGACTGCTGGTGTCGTTGAGGATTTCCTTGAGGTGCGCGATGAACCAGACGCGGTTGCCTTTGGCCAGGGCGCTGTGGATCATGCAGATGGCGGTTGCACTCTTGCCAAAACCCGTGGGGGCTACCAGGATGGGCGCCTTGAAGCCGCGACGGTATGCGGCGCGCAGGTCGTCGATGGCTTTGGCTTGTCGGGGGCGGGGAATGATCATCGCTTCCCCCGAATCGGAGCGCGCTCGACGAAGTAGCGGCCGGTGGCGTGATTGAATTTACCAGTCAGATTAGCTTGCTCGAGTATTTCTTGGAATGACACACCGTGTGGAATATGCGCAAGCACAGCTACACTGATCTCGTTTGGTTGCCCTGTTCTGGAAATCCGATTCAAAAAATCGATGATCTCCAGGTAAGCGCTCTTCTTGAGCGTTGCTTCGTATTCATCCCTGGTCATTGGTGCTCCCTGTAATACCAGGCCGCGAGCCTGGCCGCGACGTAAACGCCGGACCAGAAAGCGCAGAAGCCGACAAGCATGGTTGTGGCGGTGCAGCTCATCGACTAGCCCCCGGTTTGATCCAGCTCTGCGAGTCTGCGCGCCGCCAGGTGGCTTGTTCGATCGCTTTGAGGTCTTGCAGGACCTCGCGTTGCACCAACTCCAAGCCACGCACTTGCAGGTAGTTCTCGATCACGTTGAAGCGGTTTTTCTCAAACATGAATTTCGGCTTGCGATGCAGTCGCATGCGGAAACGATAGGTTATGGCGCTGTGGCTGGCAAAGTCGTACCAGGCCCACAGCAGCATGAAGCCGCCGGGCGTGAATCGAAAGTTCAAGCCGAGGCGCAAGTACTCGCCTTCGCGTGTGTAGTGGATCATTCGTCGTCCTCCTCTTGGTGGTTCTGGATCAGCTGGGCCTTGACCAGGTCCAGGCATCCGAGCGCGGTGGGCAGCAGCATGGTTTCTTCATAGCGGTGGACAACGGCCAGCAGCTCGTCGACCAGGGCTTGAGTGATGGCGCCGTGGTAGTTCATTTATCGGTCCTCTCGTTGTATCGGTACCACCAGTTGGCGTAGGCCTCTTTCTGGTCCCAACCAAGACCCATCGAACCGCCACCTCGGCAGAACCAAACCTCGCGCTTGTAGAGGATGGAGTACTCGAGGCTCAGGCGCGGTTTTACGGGGTGCGGCTTCATGGCTGGTTTTCTTGCTGGCGGCAGTTGCTCGAGCGCGGCCATCAAGTTGCGGAAGCGTTGCTTGGCGTCAACGAGTGCAGTCATGCTTGCCCCCTTGCGCGGATGTTGAATGCACAGTGCAAACTGGATTCGGATCGCTCGGCAATCCTTGCACACGCTTCGCGCTCCATCGCCGCGATCTTCGCGACCAGGATCCTGGCAATCCGAATCTCGTCCTCGGTGTCCTCGCCTAAGCGGTAAGCGGCCAAGCGACCATCACGATCGCGCAGGCCGTGCACCTCGATCAGGAACTGCTCGATGGGGTCGGTGCTCTCGAATTTCATTGCTCGCTCCTTGCGCGGATGGCGGCTTGAATGTTGAGTGCTGCGCCAGCTTCATGGTCTGAACCGGACTCTGTGTATTCATCACACACCTTCGCACACGCCTCACGCTCAGCCAGCACAGCGGCTTTAATCAGGTCCTGGCAAGTGGACTCAACAGCGGCTGAAAAAGCATCGGCAACAGACTGCTGGAATTCGGCGGCGGTTAACGGCTTCACCATGGCGCCTCCTCAGCATCGTCGAGTTGCTTGCGCTTGTACGCAGCCTCTTGCGCAGGGGTCCACGGCACGGGGCCGGTGGGCGGGGGAAATGGCCAGACTTGCTGGCGGTTCAAAAGGCTCATACAGCCCTCCGTTGGTTTCCAGGCTCACGCCCGGTGTTTGCACCCTTCACATTTTTGATCAGCCTGGCCAAGTGATGTGCGGGTGTAGTTGCACTCGGCAGACATGCGAAACGGGCTGGGGACCATCTTGGCCACGCGGGTCTGGCCATCCATCCACCAACCGTCTTGCACAGGAAGCATGTTGCGATACTGTGGGCGATTAAAGCAACCATATTTTTTGGTCATGTGATTCGCGCCTGTCTTGAACGGTACAGAAAGCAGGTCGGGCCCGGCACACGCTCGAGCTGGCCGGAGCGAATCAAGCGGCCCAGCGCGGCGTTGATGCGGCGCTTGCCCACGCGCACGGCAATGTCACGTGGCAGCTCATAGCGGGTGTGCGAAATCGCACCCAACAGCTGCCGATCTGTAACAGACCGCTCACGATTCATTGGCGGCCCAGTCCTGAGCGGTTCGCAAAATCAGGTCCTCGGCCGTCAGGCTCAAGCCGCGAGCCTGGGCGATGGCCAGAATGCGGCCCTGCAGGGCGGACGGAACGGCGCCAGCACTGCCGCCCTCGTCCTTGGGCTTGCGCCAGCGCACGACGGAGCTGGGATTGCGCTCCAGGGCGCGGGCCAAGGCGCGTACCCCACCGAAGGCGTCGATGCACTTGTCTGCGGGCGTTTCCAAGGGGGTTTCCAGGGCTGGATCTTTGGTTTCTGCGGTCATGTCGGGGAAGTGTAGCGTAAAAAGCAACACTCAACCGAAAATATCTTAAAATAACCCACGCAAACCACTTGCAGCCCACGCGAAACCTCGCCATGATGGAGTTATTGCAACACCAAACGGAGAAAGCGATGACCAACACCCAAAGCACCCAGGCAACCGGCGCAGCCCGCATTGGGCGCGGCACCAAGCTGCACCCGGCGGTCAAGGACCCGGTCTACGGCCTGATCATCCGCTGCAGCTGCCCAGGCACGCAGCAGGGAGGCGCCTACCACCGCGCACAGTTTTTCACCGGCCTCACGGCCACCTGCCGCAAGTGAGGGCGGCATGAGCAACCTTCACCCGATCATGCAACAGGCCCTGGCCCCATTCCTGGGGGCCACTTTTCACCAAGGAGAAGACATGGAAATCGAGACACGCGTCGCAGGCATTCCCTGCATCGCCAGAGTGACGCACTACTTTCGCCAGGCCCCGCACCGGGGCAGCCCGCACACCTGCGACAGCGACCTGGATTACTACGGCTACACCGAGTGCGAGTTCGACATCCTCGACCGGCGCGGCCGACCCGCCCCCTGGCTGGAGCGCAAGGCCACCGACGATGATCGCCAGCGCATCGAGCAAGAAATCACCAACCAACTGGAGGACTGAACCATGAGCACCAAGAAAACCAAACCCGAACTGACGCCCCCGCCAAGGCGCGAGATTTTTGACCGCCCAATCTACGACGGCAAGGAGCTGCGCCGCAATCCTGGCATCGCCGACGAACGGTTCCGCGCCTACGAGCTGCCCAGCCTGCAGGGCGGACGCCTGATCTACCCCAAGGAGCAAGCATGAACACGAAGCTCCTGATCACCGCCCGCCGACTCTGGTGCGTGGGCCACGCCGACCGGGCCACGCAGCGGTCCAACATGCGCAAGTGGGTGCGCTCGGTGCGCCTGCTCGGCAGCCGATGGATCATGGCCGCGCCCGAGCCCAAGCTGGCCACACCGATCGCCGACGGCAAGCTCTCCAGCCTGGTGCTGCCCTTCCCCCTGCGCACGCCGCGCAGCCTGCACGAGGCCTACGAGGCGCGGAGGCAGGCATGAGCGAAACAGCCGAGCGCATGGCCTACACGTGCACCAGGTGCAACGGCACGGGCCGGTTTTCGTTCAGCCTGCAGCATGGAACTATGTGTTACGGATGCAAGGGCACGGGCAAGCAATACACCAAGCCTCGAGCGCCCACGCCGAAGTGGGCCGTGTTTGGCCAGCACCGCGAGACGGGCGAGTGGCTTCGGCTCTACAACGTGGTGGCGCGCTCGAAAAACGCAGCCATTGAACGCGCCCAAAACATGTACGCCCAGGCCAGCACGACCTGGAAAGACACCTACACCCTGGCTGAAGCTAGGGCCCTTAAATGGTCCGACATGGCCAGCCTTGATGCGCTGAGCTGGGCCGATGCAACGAAGGAGAGCACATGAAAATCATCGAGAAGTTTGAGCAGTCGCTCAAGAGCAAGCGAGACGCGATCGCGCACCTGGAGGACCTGAAACCCAAGTTCGAGCGCTTGGGCAAGGTCACGCGGATCATCGAGAAGTTCGCGCCGGTCAGCTACGTTTTCCTGGACACCCGGGTGATCATCCGGGTCGACGTCAAAACGATCAAGGAGGTCGAGCCCGTCCTGGAGGTCTTGACCGAAGAGCTGGGCGCCGAGTTTGACCGCACCCACGACGAGGCCAGCCTTGGCTGGCGCGAGTTCACCTCCAGCAACGTGCCCTGGCTGCGCGTTGACGCAGAGCTCAAAGGCGAAGGCCCCGAGTGCCGCCGCGTAATCGTGGGCTACGAGCAGAAACCGGTCTACGAGATCAGGTGCGGCGACGAGGCGGCTGCACCCGATGCAGCGCCACCGATGGCACCAGAAGTGCCGCCAGCGCCCGCCACAGAAGAAGGAGTGCCATTCTGATGAACGACTTAGATATCTGGGCCTTCCCCAGCCACGGCAGCATGGGTGAAGTTGTTCAGGAGGGCATGACCCTGCGCGACTACCTTGCGGCCAAGGCGATGCAGGCTGAAATGACGCAAGGCATCCATGAGAGCGACTTCGATTGGATGGCGGCGCGCTGTTACAAAGCAGCCGACGCCATGCTGGCCGCAAGGAGCGCGACATGACGCCAACCATGCACCTGCGATTCATTGAACGCCTGGAGATCGTTTACAGCGCGCCCGGGGACGAATTGTCAACCGCAAGAAAAGTCCGTGTCCTGCAGCAATTTTGGGAGCATCCAAACGGCAAAGAGGCGGCTGGCGACATGTTCCGCATCGTTATGGGCACGTGGCGCGACGTTCCCCTGGAGACCAAGCCATGACGCCCCAAGAGATGCTCCACATGATGCTCAACGAGGCAATGACTAAGGGCACCAGCGTGATGCGCATGACGCACGACGGCAAGGGCAACATCACCCAGGAGCTGGTCGACCCTTACGAGCAGATCGGCCACGACATGAACGAAGTCGCCCAGCGCTTCGCCCACCGCCTGGCGCTGGACCTCGAATGCGTCCTGGCACGCTACAGCGGCCCATGGTACGACGAGGCAATGCAAACGCTCGGCGACTACCGAGCCGCCATGAATGAGCTGCATGAGAAACAGGCGCCCACGTTCATGGGCGAGCCGCTGGTGAGGGGCGACAAATGACGCCCAGCGAAACAAAGGCCATGATCTACCAGGACAACGGCAAAACGTATGCCGAAATCTGGCGCGAGGATGGCCTGCTGAAGATGGCGATTTTTGCCCGCATGCCCGGTGTCGTGATTCACATGGACGAGCGGGTTATTCCACAACTGATCGAGGCCCTGCAGGGCCTCCAGGACAAACAATGAAGTACTGCAACGAATGCAAACGCGACCGCCTGCCAGGCGGTGGCATTTTTCTCACGGCCACGCGCTGGATCTGCGCTGAGTGTTGGCTGAAGTTTCTGCAAGGACGGCGCAGCGTGAAGGAGGCGGCGTGATGTACACCACAGAAGATTCCCCGTTTGAAAAGTTCCGCACCGAAAAACTCAAGGGCGTGGCCATGTCGCAAGACGTCCGCGAGCTGGTGGCGCTTGCCTACGAGTCAGGCTTCATCGACGGCATGCAAAAGCAGATGCAGTCCAGCGTTGACCGGGCTGTGAACCGCATGACAGCAATTCCGGTGCCGCGCTACAACCCAGAAATCACCGCGTTTAAAACAGGAGACGAAGCATGAAAGACGAGGACTGCGAAGACCGCGCCCAGGATCAACTGGCATCACTTAAGCGCGACATGCGCAAAACGATGGAGGATGCAACAGTGCGCGCAACTCACAAGGTGATGGCTGAGTTTGAGGCCAAGTCCGACGAGCGGCTGATGGAGATGCCGGAAAAGCAGGATGAATTTGTAGCCCCTGGTGGCGGGTATGTCCCTGCAATTCCGCTTCCGCAACCACCGACATGGCACCACCCGGACTGCAAGGGCGAGTGCATCGCCTGCTTGATTGAGCGCGAGGTCACGGCCGCTTACGGGACGCAGGGCCTGGCGTATTTGCGCCGCCACATTACTGTGACGCAGCCACCAGAGGACGCGCTGTGGCACCGCATCGCAGAACTTGAAGGCGCGCTGGCTGGGCTTCAGACACAGCGCAAACCGCTGAGTGGCTACATCAACAGGGCGGGAATAAATGCAAACGACTCGCCCATCACTGTTGTTGAAAAGCTGGAGCGCGCAATCGAGGCTGCGAACCAAGAAACACAGCGCAAGCCGATGACGAGTCAAGAAAGAGATGCCCAACGCTGGCGATTCTTGATGGAGAACAGCTACGACAGCGAAAGCGTCACGCAGTTTCATGTCTGGGAGCACTCGTGGGAGCCGCACTCAAAAACAGGTGAACCGACAGAATGGAAACAGCGTGTGCGTGGCATTGCGCTTGTTGAGTTTATTGACCGCGCCATCGAAGCCGCGCACAGCATCAAGGAGACCCCATGACCCCCGAAGACGAAGAATTCGAGCGCATCGAGCGCGAGGCCAAAATGAAGCCTTCAAGCATCTCGTTCAACATGACGAACCCGATGCCAAAGGCGGTGATGACGCTGTCCTGCGAGGGCATCTGGGTTGACCCCACCCTTTCTGTTGACGAGGCGGCCAGGACGGTGCTGGCGGCGATTGACACCCAAGTGAAGTACATGGTCGACGAGGTGCGCAGGGCTGAACGGGAGGCGTGTGCGAGGGTGTGTGAGGACATGTGCAAGGTGAAGCGATACGAACGCAACATGACACTGATCGACGCGGCCGCCGCCATCCGAGCGAGGACCCAGCCATGAAGGCCCAGCACTGCGACGAGTGCAAGCACGCCACCATGCGTGCGCTGCCCAAGCCTGTCCTGATCTGCGCCATGCTGCACAAGCCGCGCTTTTACGCGCCGGTGTACTTCCAGCGGGACACCTGGGGATTCAAGCGCAAGTGCGAGGACTTTGCCAAGAAGGAGCGCCCATGAACTGCTGCGACGAATACGGCAACTGCAACCAAGGCCGCGACTGCCCGGTGCGCAAGGAGCGCCAGCAGTGCCCACACTGCCGGGGCCTGGGCTACGACGCCAGTGGGCTGAAATGCACCTGCCAGCCGGACCACTTTGGCAACACGCTGGCCTGGATTCTGGGCGGATTCATCGCCGTGATGCTGGTTTTGATGACCATCAGGAGCTGCGCATGATTTACCCCCCCTACACCGGCCCCGCAAAACCCATCCCAACTTGGCGCAGGCCAAAAATCGACTACGTTGAAGCTGTTGTATTTTTGTCTGGTTTTATCGTCACAGGACTTGATGTTTTTGTGTGGCGAGCGAACATGCCACTGTGATTTTTAAAGCCGGATTTCCCGGCGCAAAACGGAAGCTGAAAGGAGCAACCAATGACACAACTACCCCAGCGAATTTATTTCCGTGCAAACGGAGAAGCCAACAGTTACTCGCTGATCGATCAGGACGCCATAAAGTGGGTCATGGCATTACTGTTGAATGGCGAACACACCACGGCACGTCAAGTCGAAATACTGGAGCGCATGGCGGCGTGCTGGAATGCATGCCAAAACATCGAAACCACCGTGCTTGAAGAACACGCGCTTGGGGTTATCAGCTCGGAGCACAGTCAACAGCGCAACGAGCTGCTGAAGGCGCTGCAAGCCATCGTTAAATCGCTGGCCGACCAGGATGACGAAGGGATGATTGAGCACGCACAGCAAATGATTGATGCCCGCGCCGCAATCGCCAAGGCCACAGGAGCCGCCGATGTTTAACCGCACCACCATCCACCAGGCGCCGGACCACATCCGCGCCGAAATAACCGTCACTGAAAAACGCGCACCGACCGACGACTCGGTGCGGTTGTTGCGTGAGATGGAGGCCAAAGCCAAGGCAGAGGTCATCAAAGCGGTGGCCATAAACGACAACCTGTTCAACGGCGTGATTCACACGATGTTTGACGCGCTCTCGTATCGAACGACGGTGCGGCTGGTTTACTCAATGAACGGGAAAAAGCTCACCACGGATTACCACATCGACGATTCAAGATCGCTGGACGATTCGATAGCGGGGTTGATCGATGCCGTCGCTCGGGACATTGCCATCGAGATTTTGCGCAAGCCAATATCAGAGACGATGAAAGCAAACCATGGAATTTTCGGGAGCAACAAATGAAAGTCCACAAAGTAATCTGGTTCACCAGCGGCAAGGGCCTGGTGGGCATCGTTGAGGCCACGCAGGACGACGGCGAGCACGGCTACTGGATCGCGCCTTGCGACGGTTTCAACGAAGTGATTGACCAGAACCTGGTTGCAGCCTACGGGGCGCGGTTTCCGGACGCGGCGGGCAAGGCGCTGCTGGGAGGTGGCCATGAATGACCTCGAACTGTTGATGGCGGCTGCAAAAGCTGCGGGACTTAAGGTGATCCTTCCTGCTGCCCATCAGCGCGGCCTGTGGATTGAGGGCCTTGAGGACGAATGGAATCCGCTCGAGGACGACGGCAATGCGCTGCGGCTGGCGGTGAAGCTGGGCATGAATGTGTACACAGACCATGGACGTTCTATGGCAGAAGTTCTTTGCAACGCAGAGCGAGACTACGAATCTGCATCAGAAAACCATGACAACGACGCAAACGCCGCAACCCGCCGAGCCATCGTGCGCGTGGCCGCTTACCAGGAGAAAAACAATGGCAACTGAAATCATCGTCCCCAGCAACCAGGAGCACTGGCTGGCCATGCGCAAGCTGGATGTGACCAGCACCGAGAGCGCCGCGCTCTTTGGCATGAGCCCATACGTCACGCACTACGACCTCTGGCACCGGAAAAAAACCGGCCTCGTGCCCGAGTTCGTTGTCAACGAGCGCATGAAGTGGGGCAACCGCCTGGAGGCCGCGATCGCCCACGGCATCGCCGAGGAACAGGGCTGGGAGATTCGGCCCATGAAGGAGTACTTCCGCGACCCCGACCTGCGCATGGGGTCCAGCTTCGACTTCGTGATCACCAACCTGGGCGAGCCGGTTCACCTGGAGATCAAGAACGTCGACTACCTGGCGTTCCGCGACGGCTGGATCGAGCACGAGGACGGCAGCATCGAGGCCCCTGAGCACATCGAAATGCAGGTTCAGCACCAGATGGCCGTGAGCGGTTTCAAGCGCGCGTTCATCGGCGCGTTCATCGCGGGCAACCGTGGTGTGGTGATCGAGCGCCTGCGCGATGATGATGTGATCGCAGCGATCAAGTCCAAGGTGGCCGACTTCTGGCGCACAGTGGACGCAGGCCTGGAGCCCGAGCCTGTGATGCCAGGCGACGCCGAGGTGATCATCCGCATGAACCAGTACGCCAAGCCGGGCAAGATTCTGAGCGCAGAGGGCGACGACACCCTGGCCGAAATGCTGGAGCGGTACAAAAAAGCCGCCGCCGCTGAGAAGAACGCCAAGGAGGACAAGGAAGTCGCCAAGGCTGAAATTTTCCAGCACATCGGCGACGCCGAGAAGGTGCTCACCAGCGCCTGGAGCGTGACCTGCTCGATGCGCGCGGACACGCCACCGACGCTGATCACCGAGGACATGGTGGGCAGCTCGTATGGGGGTAAATCTGGATTCAGAAACTGCCTAATTTACCCACGCAAGCCCACGAAATGATGGTACACTGGTGCGAAATTCCAAACAGGAATCCACCCCGCCACCGGTCGGCCACCGGCATTTTCAGGAGTAATCCAGATGAGTAATCTCCCCGCAGTACAAGAGGTGCGAGGCGCAATCGAAAAGATGGCCCCGCAATTTAAGGCAGCCCTGCCAGCGCACGTGAGCGTTGACAAGTTTGTGCGCGTCACCCTGACGGCCGTGCAAACCAACCCCAATTTGCTGGAGGCTGATCGCCGCACGCTGTTTGCCGCTGCCACCAAGGCCGCGCAGATGGGCCTGCTACCAGACGGCCGCGAGGGTGCGATCGTCACCTTCAAAGGCCAGGCGCAATGGATGCCGATGGTCGCGGGCATCATGAAGCTGGTGCGCAACTCGGGCGAGATCAGCACCTGGTCGGTCCAGGCGGTCTACGAGAACGACACCTTCGATTTCTGCCTGGGCGACGAAGAGCACATCACGCACAAGCCCAACCTGTCCAACCGGGGCAAGCTGATTGCGGTCTACTCCATCGTCACAATGAAGGACGGCGAAAAGTCCCGCGAGGTCATGAGCGTCGAGGACGTCAACCAGATCCGCGCACGCAGCCGCTCGGGCAGCTCCGGCCCCTGGCAGACGGACTTCGCCGAAATGGCCAAGAAGACCGTGGTGCGCCGCCACGCCAAGCGCCTGCCGCTCTCGACCGACATTGACGGCGTGATTCGCGAGGACGACGAGCTGTTCATGCCTCCCGAGCCCGCCGAGGCGCCACGAGAGGCCGCACAAGAGGCCGAAAAGCCCTCGGCGGCCCGACGCCCCAGCCGCCTGAATAAAGTCGCGGAACAGGCCCCGCAAGCAGGCTCACAGGCCGCCCAGGCAGCCGACGCAGACGGCGTGATCGATGTGCCGCACACCGAGGTGCATGACGGCCAGGAATACGTCGGCGACGAAGCTGACAGCCCGATCTGAAAGGACCCGAAAAAATGAAATACCTGATCTACCTTGTCCGCGAATCCGACGACCCCGAGGGCGACTTCCGCTTGATTCGCGCTGGCAGCCCCGCCCAGGTGATGCGCCACCTCATGAAGGACCGCTTCATCATCGAGCGCCCGGGCACGGCCGAAGTGGCCGATTACATGGAGGCTGGCATTCCCATCGAACGCGTGGCCAACAACGACCTCGAGAACTGATTTTTTTAACCCAGGAGCACACCATGAGCGATCAGAAAGCAACCCCCATCAGCGTCGCAGCCGCGACCGATGTTTCCGAGTTTTTCACCGACCTGGACGGCGGCATCTTTGAGCGCAAGCTCTCAATTGCCCTCTCCCAGGTGGCCGCCGCATGCACCGACCACGACAAGGTCGGCGAGGTCAACATCAAGCTGTCGTTTTCGCAGATTCCCGGCACCGGCCAGGTGCGCTGCGAGCACACGCTCAAATTCGTCAAGCCCACGCTGGACGGCAAGTCTGGCGAAGAAGAAAAACGCGCCACCGTCCTGCACGTTGGCAAGTACGGCGCCCTCTCGCTTGCTCAGCCTTCACTGATGGGCAAGCAAGGCGAGCTGGTTTAAGGGGCCGCCATGTCACGCAAAACATCCAGCGCCCGCCAGCAGCTTCGTGCGTTCCAGCGTGAACGCATCAAGGAAAGCGAAAACAAGATCGCCAAGGCCCTGGGCCTACCCAAAGCGCTGCGCCAATACTGCGCGCGCCTTGGCAGCCAGCCGAGCGACATTCTTTCTGCATACCTGAAAAACAAAAACGTAGGAGCCCTTTCATGATCGACAAAGAAGCCATCGAAGCCCTGCAACTGTCGCAGGCAATCAGCACAGCAAACGACTGCATCACCTCCCCGGCGGTGACGGCGTTGCCGGAAAACTTCAAGCTGCACGACCTGGAAAAACACCGGGCAATTCGTCGCCGCGCGATCGGCCAGATGAACACCACCAGCGTGAAGGACTTTGCGGCCTACATCGACCAGCACGCCGAGCCGGGTGCCACGGTTTTTGTGAATCCGGAGGGCATGAAAGCCGTCGCGGTGCTCAATTTGGGCAACCCTGACGAGCCTGGCCACGCCGACAACACGGCTGTGCTGGCCCCGAAGAAAACCGCCGCCTTCACGGCTTTGCTGGCCATGGCCAACGGCCAGCCGCGCAGCCAGCAGGACGTTGCCGAGTTCTTGGAGGACTGGCCCAGCATGGTCAGCTGCTACAACGACGAGGGCACCATCACCAACGCCAAGGCGATCGCCGCTGTCCGCAAGGTCAGCATCGAGGCCATGCGCAAGATGGAAAGCGTCGAGAAGCAGCACGCGGCCAGCCGCAGCGCGTTCGAAAGCATCCAGGCGAGCAGCACCGAGCCGCTGCCCACCCTGGTGTACTTCGAGACCGTGCCTTACAACGGCCTGAACTCTCGCCTGTTTGTGATGCGCCTTGGCGTGCGCACAGGCAGCGACAAACCGGCACTGACCCTTCGTATCCAGAACATGGAGCAACACGAAGAGGACATGGCCACGGAGCTG